CCTACTAACCAAATATCAAGTGCCAAAGTTTTGATTGAGAAAGCTGAGAAGCTTCTTGAGGAAGAGGCAGAAGCTAAAGAAGAGAAGGCGAGTAAGGAAGAGGTTGTTGAGGAGAAGGGAACTAAGAATGTGGAATCCCCTCAGTTAATCAGTCTTGACTTTACAAGCAATGGTTGATAATATTGAAAAAGGCGTTGACTAAGACCGTACATCTGACCAATGAAAAATGCAAGACTACAGATGATTTCTCGGCTGTGGTCTTGTTTCCTATTCACATTACCGAGAATTTTAACATACGAGAAATTGTTATATGAAAAGAAACAAAGAAGGTAAAAGGATTAAATTCACCTTAGAGGAATACATCACTAGGTTGCCAGAACACCATAGGAATACTTTCGATTACTCCGACTCTAAATACCAAGGAGGCGGTGAACCTATCACCTTTAGGTGTCCTCAACACGGTATACAAACTTACCCGAAGGCTGACAAACACAAAACAAGTCCGTACGGATGTAAACTTTGTGGGAAAGAGGCTTTATACAAAGAAAAGGTTAGACAAGGCAAAGAGAGATTCTTAAAAGGGTTCCGAGATAATTATGGAGACACTTACGACTTGTCCTACACAACCTATGAAAAAGTACACCTCTCTTGTGATTTCTTCTGTAAGGAGCACGGCCTGTTTATAGATAAACCGAGAGATGCGATAAAAAGGCATCCTTGTACGGTGTGCCGAAAGAGAGTAAGTCGTCTAGTTAACAGAAAACCTATCGTCAATGTAGTTGAAGAGTCGTTTTCAAAGTTTGGAAAAGAGTTTGATTTTGATTTTACAAACTACGTACATTGTCACAGTGTAATAGGTATCAAATGTCCCGTTCATGGTTGGGATGAGATTAGATTATCTAACCACCTTCACTCTACCACTGGTTGTTCTAAGTGTTATAAAGAGAGTGATAAAACAGCACACAACAGGGTACCTCCAGAGGAATCTGTAAAGAGGTTGCTGAGGTTATATGGTAATGATTATCACTTCTTCACTGAAGATATAAAAACAGGTATTGACAAAGTGAGGTACTACTGCAGTAAACACAAGAAACTTTACACCACTCAACTAAGACACCTATGGGACGGGCATGCTTGTAGGGATTGTGGTAAAGACCGAGGTAAATTGAAACTTACGGGATTCTATAACACCACTACAATGGAGAGGTTTAAAGATTTTTACAAGAAAGATTTAAATAATCTCTACTTTATTTCGTTAGAGGGTGGAAGGTATAAGGTAGGTTTAGCAAAAGATATTTACTCTAGAATGCATTGTATCAAGAGTGAGTCAAGTATTAGTCCCGCTGTAATCACCACACTGAAGGGTAATACGTATGATCTGTTTTATAAAGAGCAGGAACTATTAAACGCATACTCAGATTGTAAGTACCTCTACGATAAACCTTTCAAAGGGTATACAGAGGTAGTTGAGTTAGATGAGGATCAAGTCAAGGATATCAAGCTTGGCATACACAAAGGAGATCTAGATGAGTAAACCCATATTCGCACCCGCAAGCGAAAAACAAGCGTTAATGATACAACGAGCTGCAGATACGCAGATAGTAGTGATTGGTGGAGCTAAATAAACCCAGTGGTTCCACAATAAATAACCCTGCTAATTCAGGGGAACCCCTAACGTGAAGCCGAGGGCAACCCTGAGCCGAATGATTAAATTCATGGGTGCAACGACCAATCCTGATGAGTGTAAGGATGTAGGGCTCAAGTGAGTTCGAAACGTAGGGCTGTAGCGATACAGAAGATATGGTCTGTTCTACTTGGAAACATTTAGAGAGTTGTCGGAAACGGACAATTCGTAACATACAACACCGCAAGGCTGGTAGCGGTAAGAGCCACATTTTAAATCACCTGCCTCTTCTGGTAATAGATGATCCTAAAAGTAACTGTATCCTTTACCGAAGAACAAACCCACAATTAGAAGGGGGTTTGTGGCCTAATGGTAGGGAGATTTACGCAAACAATATGCCGGAAGGTATGAAGCCGAGGATTAGGGAACAGAAGAAGGAAATAATCTTCCCTAATGGTGCTAAAATAAAGTACCAACAGGCAGAAAATACACCTAGAGCTAAGGATGATGCCCAAGGACAAGAGTTCACGCTCATCGGGATAGATGAGGCTTGTCAACATGATTGGGAATTTCTGGAATATTTGATGTCTCGTTTAAGATCCCCATCTCGTCATTTCTCCAGATTAGTAATGTCTTGTAACCCAGACAGCGACCATAAAATAAGGGAGTTAATATCTTGGTATTTGACAGAAGACGGGTACGCTGATCCAGAAAAAGAAGGGGTTATTAGGTACTTTATAAAAGACGGGGACACCTTTTTATGGGGAGATACAAGGGAAGAGATAGGACAGAAGTATGGAATACCTGAAGAGGATTGGGAAGGTAAGATCCTATCCTTTAGTTTCGTATCTGGACTAGTGTATGATAATCCTTTCATGCTAGAGCACAATAAATCCTATGTTGCTTTCCTAGAAGGACTTAACGAGGTAGATAAGGCACAACTTCTCTATGGAAATTGGGATGCTCGTTTATCCGGGTCAAATTATTTTTTACGTGAGTGGTTAAAGGAAGTAGATACTGTACCTCTTGGAGCAGCGTGTGCTAGAGGGTATGACTTTGCAGCAACGGAAAGAAGCCAAGTAAATAAAAGTCCCGATGCAACAACATCTATAAAAATGTACGTTAAGGATGGTTACTATTATCTTGCTGGGGAGTATCACAGTTCTTTTGTTGACGATGAGACAGGTGTGAGTGGTAGGCTGTGTAAAAGAGTAGGTGATAGAGATAACATCTTATTAAAACAGGCAGAGTATGACGGACAAGAGTGTACAATATTTAGTCCTGTAGATCCCGGAGCCGCAGGTGTTCAGGTCTTCACTGAAATGGCTAAAAAGTTTTCATCGGAAGGTTTTGTTTTCAAGAAGGATGTAGTACCTACTAACAAATCGAAACTCACTAAATTTCTTCCATTTGCAGGAGCTGCGGAAAATGGTTTGGTTTATATAGTAAAGAATACTTTTGATAAGGTCACTTACGAGTTTATAATGAAAGAGTTGGAGGCTTTCGATGGTGAGAGGTCTTCTTCGGCGAGACACGATGATTTTCCTGACTGCATATCTACAGTTTTCAATAGCCTCTCCAAGGCAAAAGTACACAAAGCCCGAACCCTCCCGTCCATGGGAGGCTCCACACAACTCTCACAAATGAGACAATCCATGAGCGAAGGTGGTAGTAATGGCGGAATGAGAATTTCCCCTTATCGACGATAACACTTGTCAAACCTTTAACACACATACATATATTTGACATAATTTACAATTTCATGTTATTATATGTTTATCGAGAGGGCTATCTGTCAAGGGTAGCCCTTATCCTTTTTAAAGAGGAACCAATATGACAAAAACACCATATTACTTTGATGAGAGGTATCGTACACTCTCTTGTCACAGTTATGCTGACTTTATTCAAACTATTGTAGCATTCCAAACAAAGAACAAAATTGATGTGAACCTTACCCTACGTTCTACCCCTTACAACATCTTCCATGAGAATGGTGAAGTGAGTCAACTATATCGTTGGTATAATCTTCTTCCTATTCTAGAAGAGAAGTATGGCATTAAGCACGATATTAAACGTAGCTTCTGCAGTAACCAAAGCTTTTACCTTTATGTTGATGAAGATTTTAAACTACCTGTTGTAGAAACGCAACCGATTGTTGAAGAAAAAGTTGAAATCGACACATCATCTCTAATCTCTCTAGATGTTGCTGAAACTCATGAAAATGGAGTTGTAGTTGCAGAAGAGTCTATGGAAGAATCTTCATCAACGACCACAGTTGATTGGGATAAGTGCTGGTCTTTCGAGGATGACAAAAAGAAACGTGAAAGTAAAGATAACCTAGAACGCTTCTGTAAGAAAGAGTACGGCATTGACCTTCGTAAGAATCAAAGCTTTGCGAAAATGATTGATGAACTTAAAGAATTCGTAGGTGCATAATGGCAATTGTTTGTTCAGAAGAATATGAAGAGGATGATGACCAATCCACATTGTTATTGAAAGCTTGTATCCTTCTACACGAACAGGTGGTTGAAGGTGAAATAGATAAACAAGTTGTTACTCAATTCTTAAACAATGTCGGTTTTCATCAGCAATCTTTATAGAATATTAAGGAGATAGTCTGTGTCCCGCAACAGAACTGGTAAATCTAGACGAAATAAGCAATCGTCTCCAGCCCCAACGGAAAGTGTAGAGAAAAGTCTCAAAACTTACCGTATGCCTAAGCGTGGTATTGGTACAGCAGGTATCGCCTTCTATCAAGATATGGTGAACCGTCTACAACCTTACGAACTTCGATGGCCTCAAAGTATGAGAACATTTGAAGCTATGCGTAATGATGATGCCATTGCTACAGTTTTAAAGCTTAACTACAATCTTATCGAAGCTGCATTCAGTGATTATGAGATTGAATATAATAAAGATAGTGAAAAGAGTAAAAAGGCTGCTGACTTTGTGAAGTGGTGTCTTAACAATCTAGACAGTAACTCTTTCCTGCAAGTTATCCGTAATGTTGAAACTTTTAAAGAGAAAGGTTTTAGTATTATTGAAAAAATTTACCGCCAAGTTGAAGATGGTGGTGAATTTAACGGTATGTGGCGTGTTAGTGACTTATCTAACCGACCTCAACTAAGTTTAGACTTTGCCAATCCATTTGAGATTGAAAGTGGTGGTAGGCGCATTAAAGCTATGCGTCAATGGGATCAGTTCTTCCAAAATAAATTCAACAATAATTTCTTCATCCCAAGTGACGATATGACGGGTAAGGGTTATAAACGTATCCCTCGTAAAAAGTTCATGTTGTTCGGGGAAAACGCTACAGACACCACACCCTATGGTACACCCCTCCTACGCTCATGTTACAAAGCGTGGAAAGAGAAAGTGTTACTAGAAGATTTGGAAGTGAACGGTGCTAGTAAAGATTTAGCAGGTATAATTGAGCTTGCGGTTCCGGGGGATATTCTAGACAAAGCGGCAATAGACCCTACATCAGCAGAAGCTATGATGGTTGAAGATTTAATGTCTGCAGCAGCTAATATCCACAGTGGAGAACAACCTTACGTTGTATTGCCAAGTGACCTTCAAGAAGGAAGTAGTAGTGTTAAAGAATATTCAGCTACTCTAAAGGGTTTGGAAGGGGGCGGCAAGCAATTTTCGCCTATGGAGATGATACAGAAGCGTCGTAGAGCTATCTTCGATATCTGGGGTGCAGGTGCAGCCTTGACAGGAGAGGGTACAGTAAGTTACAATAGTGCAGAGATAAAGAATGCAATTCACATGCACTACATCAAAGCTGATATTAAAACTATCGAAGATGTATTCAACCGAGACCTTATCCCACAATTACTCAATGTAATGAATGAAATGGGACTGCCTTACCAAGACCTTCCTAAACTTAAAGCTGGTGATATCGAGAACTTAAGTGCTGATGAAGCAGGTAAGCTTGTACAGCGTGGCTTGTCGGTTAACGGTATTGCCAAGACAAAAGATAATATCATCGCTTGGCACCAGAAGCTAGGGTTTGATACCAAGCATATGGAAAACATGTCCGAAAGTCAACTTCTTTCTCATCTAGAGACTGGCAGTAAAGGTAGTTCAAGGGCAGGTGAAGGTTTAGGGACTAGTGGAACAGGGGACACTCAATCTGCTCAAGGTGGTGATATGAATCTTGAGAATAAATCAGAACGTGTCCTCAAGTTCGATGGTGAACGTTGGTATTGGTTAATTGGTAGTGACTATAAAACTTATTTAACCGCTGAAGAAGTGTCAATTTTTTCTTTGTAGTGAGCAACACTTGAGCTTACGGTATCAGGTGTTGCAATAACATTTTAATTGTGATATCATATATCTCATGGAGACGGAAAATGAAATCCCCCCAAAACTCCAACATAAACAAGGCTAAGGTTACTAGAGATGGTAATGGAAACATTGTTTATCGAGGAGAAAAATTCCCCGGTTATAATAAACCTATCAGAGATTCAGGTAGTAAACAAGGTAAAGTTTTAGCTAAGAAGGGTGACAAGATTAAACTTGTACGTTTCGGTGACCCCGAGATGCCTGATAACACTTCCGCACAAGCTAATGACAACTTCTACTCCCGCTTCGGTGGACAGAGTGGGATGAATGATAAATTCTCTGCTTTGTACTGGTCATCTCGATATTTATGGCCTCGTGGCAGTCAAAAGGGAAAAGGTCCAAAACCTTTTTACTCAATTAAGAAAGGTGAATACATGACGGATGAAAAATCCCGTTCAGCCTTAATGTGCATTCTTCAAGGTATGATGGAATATATCAAGCCTGATAAAGTTGATAAAGATGATGATGATGAAGAGGAAGAACTAGAAGAATTAAGAGAAGAACTTCTGGGTGATGACGATGAGTCTGATATTGACGAAGACGAAGAGATTGAACTGGTTGATAAGGAAAAGCTTTGGGTTGAAACAGTTCATGCTTCAGAAGACCAAATCTACAAAAACGAATTAGGAACTGTGGTCATTAAAGCTTTTGATGACGACAAGATGATTAGTTACGACCCGTTATACGTTAACGTTGGTGAAAGTGATGTTCATGGTGATGGCATTTCTGACGAAGAGTTAGATAAGTTGGTTGCCAACATCAATAAGAAAATTAAAGATGGTGAACTTAAATCTAAGATTCATCACACGTACGATACCGATGGTTATCACTACTTAAAGGCTTCTCGTATGCCAATGGATGCTTACATTGAAAACCCGCTTGCAGAAGATGGTAAGATAATGATTGCAGAAGGACAACCTATTTTGAAAACTCAATTTACTAGCGCGGCTATGTGGGAGAAGAAGAAATCAGGTATGTTAAAGAACCCATCAATTGGTGGTGCAGGTAAACGAGTCCCTAATCCAGATTATGAAGGAGAGTAGCTTTGAGTAAGAATACAAAAGCTAAGTTCCTGCTTGAAGACATTGATGTAGATGAAATCTCTATGACAATCGGTTCAGGTAGTGCGACTCAAAAGAATGGTGAGATGGCTTACTTATGTAAAGGTGAAGATATCACTCTTTCAGAAGAAGAGAAAGAAGTTTTGGAAGATATTGTAAAATCTGAAAATACCTTACCCCATGAAGAATTCTCTCCAAAGGAAGAAGTACTTGATGTACAGAAAACTTTGGAAGATATAGATTCTGATATTGTATCAGGGTCTAGTTTAAACGTTGTTAATGATGTTGACAACACCCCTGATACAGAAATCAACAAAAATCAAGAGGACATTATGACCGAAGAAGTGAAAGCTACTGAAGTTACAGAGGAAGTGGTAGTTAAGTCTGCCGACATCTCTGTAGAGCAATTAGAAGAACTACACAAATCAATGCAGAATATGGAAAAACTTCTAAAGGCTGCTGAGAAAGAAAAAGAAGATATCCAAAAAGCTGCAGAAGCTGAACGTATCGAAAAAGCTAAATCAGACCTTACTGAAGTGGTTAAGGGTTGGAAAATGGAGAATACGGAAGAAATCGTAGAGTCTCTTTTCAAATCAGGAGCTTCAAGCGTTCTAATGAAAGCTATGGAAGACATGCACAATCGTGTAGAAACACTTAAGAAATCTTTCGGTGAAACAGAGCATGGTCAAGATGATGAAGTAGTTATTAAAGATGACTTCGCTAAATCACAAGAAGATGTTTCAGCAATTCTAAAAGCTCGTAAAGAGTCTCGTAATAATAAGTAATTCCAAGGAGAATATACAATGGCTACAGGTTTGATCGCTTCACGTCCTACTAAAATCGGTGACGTACTAAAACATGAATATGACCCATGCACAGGCTACTGTCGTACACTAGGTACAGTTACAGTTCCTGCAGGTGGTTTATCAATCGGTGCAGTTCTAGAATCTACATCGGTTGTAGGTAAATTTACTCTTGTTGCAGAAGCAACTACCGCTAATGCTGACGCTGTTCTGATTGACGTTCGTGTTAATGATGAAACAGTTGTTGGTGGTGACTTTGAACTTGCTGTACTTACACGTGGTCCTGCTCAAGTGGCAGATGATTCACTAACATTCGCAGCAGATATCGATACACCAGCAAAACGTGAGGCAGCTTTCGCAGCTCTTACAGAAAGCACTGGTATTGAAGTACTACAACAAGTTTAATTTTAAGGAGAATATAAAATGGCAGTAACACACGATCCCTCGAATCTTAATGGCTTAATTGACTGGACAACAGCGGTACGCGACATCGATAACCAATTTGGTTATATCCGCGCACAAGGTGGCATGTTCAACACTCAAGCTCTTTCTCAAAACTCAGTAATCTTTGACCGTATTAAGAATAAGATTAACATGATGTCTGAAGGTGACGCTCATGCTAAATCTCATGGCGTTGGTAAAGACCGCGAAGTTCAACAATACGCACTAGCTCTTAAGTTCTACAAACAAACTGACTACATTGATGTTGATGACATTCAAGGTCAACGTATGCCGGGTATGCCTGATACGGCTGAAACTCTTGCTAACGTTCGCGCTATCAAACTTGAAGACCTACGTCTTGCACACGACCAACGTGATGAGTTCCTACGTTACTCAGCTATGAAGGGTGACCTTCCTGTAGGTGCTGCAAACGGTATTGCTGATACTTACGCACTTTACGGCCTTACTAAAGCAGACTACACTGTTGACCTAGATACAGGCAACGTTGGTGTTGACCTAGACGCTAAGATTGCTGAAGTTAAACGTAAAGTTGCTCAAGGTATCAAAGCAGGTACTCCAATCACTGGTGTTGACTTCTGGCTAGACCAAGATTTGTTCGACGAAATCATCGCTAATCCTAAGTTCCGTGAAGTTTATCAATACTACGTTAACAACGGGCAGCAACGACTACGTGACGACAACATGGACTACTTCGCTTGGGGTGTTACAGACTTCTTCGAGCACCGTGGTGTACGTTTCCTAGCTTACAACCCTGAGTTCATCGATGCAGACGGTACAGCAGTTAAAGTACTAGGTGCAGGTCAAGGTATTGCACTTCCTCGTGGTGGTCGTGACCTATTCCGTGGTTATTACGGTCCTGCTACTAAGCTGTCTCTAGCTAACCGTGGTGGTCAAGAGATGTTTGCATTCGAACGTACTTCTCTAGATGATGAATCTCATTCAATTGAAATTCAATCTAAGAAAGTTTACTTCGCTACTAAGCCTGAAGCAATCATTCAACTTACTTAATAATTTGTTAAGTGTTAAAAGCCCTGCCCTCTTGGGTGGGGCTTTTTGTTTTATGAATGATAGGGTATTCGGAGGATGAATGCAAGAATTAATTGATAAGATTTACTTTGCTACAAGTTTAGATGGCTGTGATGTTCCTAGTGATGTTATTCTCTACTACTTAGAAGAGTGGGGTAAGGTTTTCCCAGATAACGAATGTCTGGTGTTACACAATACTGTAGTTAGCATCTATGAGTGGTTGATACAGAAAGCTTCTAAAGATGCTACAGGTGGTGCCTCTAGGGAAGAAAAGGTTGGTAATGTCCAGATAAAAGAAGGTGCTACTGATAAGACAGAGGAATACGAGAAGGCTCTCGATACCTATTTAGAGAACCCATCTGGTAAATTCCCTTCTTGTAGGGAAGTTCTAGTCTCCACTGGACGTAGGGTAATTATTGGAGGAACTTCTCGCAATGAAGTTAACCGAGTTAGAGATAGAGACGACAGTTACAGTCAGTACGATGAGAGGTCACCATACAGTCCCAACACACGGAGACGATGTAGGAGACGTGGATTTACTTGCGGTAGGTACAGATAAGGTTATGTATTAACCACCTTTGTGGTAAACCTTTTTCTGTGGTATAATACACTCTAGAAATACACACAAACTTTGGCACTTAATGCACAGTTGTAAAAGTTTAGAGGATAGGCAAAAGTTTAGCGGCTTCTTGCTGAAAGAGGGGTGTCATGTACACATCTCCGACCCTTTTCCTCGCCCTTCGGGGTCTTATCGGAAACAATTTGTTGTCGGAGGACAATACACATAAAGCACATACTTTCTTAGTTGAGAGTGTGTGCTTTTTTACGTTTGAAATTCGGAGAAATTTATGAACTTCCCTTCTACTAGAAACCTTATGATTTACTCTGGGGATACTTACACTTTCAGTACCCTATACCAAGGAAAAGAAGACCTTACTGGTGTAGAGGGATTGTGTACCTTCAAACGTAAAGTAGATGATTCAGAGAATTTAGTGCAAGTAACGGGTGTCGTAAACGTTCAAGAAAAAACAATAACCTTTACTTTAACTTCTCAGCAGACAGAAAGCTTGAGAGTAGATTCGGTAGGAGATTGCGGTTTCAGTACTGTAGTTTATGACACACAACTAACGTTTGAAAATGGAGTTGTAGAGACAACACAAAAAGGTAAAGGTAGAATTTACCACGATGTAACACGAGCATAAATATTATTATCATAGGAAAACATTATGTCAGAAGTAGTAAACATTAAGATACTTAAAGATACTTGGGTGAATGTTAACACCCTTTCCGGTATCCCTGTAGGGGCTGAATTTAGGATTCAAAATGACGGTGTAACTTGGGTTAGGGTACAGGAGTCAGGGGGACAACCCCTTGATGAAAAGGAAGGGAAATTGTTAACCAACCTAGATAAGAGCAGCTCGTCTGCTTTAATTCCAACAGGTAGTGGAGAGATTTGGGCAAGGTCTTCTGTTATCGGAAGAGATGCAACACTAGCAGTACAGGAGACTAAATAATGTCAATTATTATTGGAGGTGCGGGGTCTTCTTCAGGTGGCAGTGGTGCTATTTCAGGCGGATTCAAAATATTTGAACTAATGTTCAACCAAACCACAGATGTGGCTCTTCCTGCGGGAACTTATCGTGCAGCGGTATTCCCAGACAAAGCTACTATGCAAGCTTACTTTACAAAACACACTACAGAATTTGACCGATTGAAAGAGTCTGGTCGAGTTTGTGAGATTGGTACCATCGATGCTCAAGGTAAACCGCTTACGATTAACAATGAAGCGTATTCGTATGTGGAAGGAGAAACAGACCCTTGGGTTGATGTTGTTGGTGGATTGATTGGTCCCAAAGGTGATCAAGGCCCAGCAGGTGATATCTCAAACCTTAAGGTAGATTACCCACTTAATATTGTAACGGTTGGTGATGAAACTACTCTATCTGCTCCTGAAGCTATTACATTTAAAGGTGGTAAGATTGGTGAGCAAGATGCACACTTAGATATCGATATCGCTAGAGATTGTGTTATTCGATTTGTAACAGATAACCCTGCTGCTGCTTATAATGTGGTTGATGCTTATCCAGATGCACAAGCTCCTGATGGATACTACGCTAAGTTTGGCTCTCGTTCATTGACAACCTACCTTACTTCACTTGGTGACATTAAGACAAGTATTGATGGTAAAGATGGTGTAGTTTATACCTCACAGAATCCTCAACCTATCACTATCGATGGCGATCAGATTGAAAATATCCGTCTAGGGGAAACAGGTTTATATTCAACCTATAAGACTGACACAAAAGAAGCTTCGATTATTAACCGAGCACCGTTCTCTCGCACTTATAACTTTAACAATGATTTAACTCTAGATGAACCGTATGATGGTATCACCGCAATATACACTACTCAAGACCCTGAAGTAGACCACGTATTGCACTTCAACCTAGACACTGATGACCCTCGCCTGCATAAAGACTGGATTTTCACAGTAGCTGTAGATGGTGACACAGCTTCGACCCTAGAAGTTAAGGTTGGTAAATCTAATCCAGTATCTTATAAAGTTCCTGCAGGTTTCATCGTAATCGAACTAAACCCTGATCCTAACGTAGAAGAGTTTGTTGTTCATCAGATGGACACCCCGATTGGTATTGAAGTTCCTGCTTATGCAGACCTTAAGAATGTCGAATGGAAAAACCTACCGACTAAAGAATACATCGTAACAGAAGGAACTCTTGGAGGTTTTGGTACAGGTATTGACGGTAAAACTGGTCGCTTACATGTAAATGTTTTAAATAATGCTATTAGTAGAAGTGACACTAGTTGGTTTATTCGTCACGAAATCACTATCTTGTCTGATGACCCTGATTTAAGCGGTCGAATGTTTATTAAGGTTGCTAAATCTAAAGATGTTTTCGATGCTGCACCTCTGCTAGAGATTACAGGCGGTTTATCGCAAGTTACAGAGAATACCCCTCTTGAGGCAGTTAACCCTGTTGATGGCAGTACTCATGATGCAGTAAATGTTACCGATAACGAACTTCGCTTTGGTTCTCCTACGATTAAAACTGAAATCCGCTCTAATCAAAAACGTATTCCTGTTAGTGTAGCAGGTGGTGCTTATGACGAGGAAATTGCTTACCTATCTGACATTACTTCAGGTGGTGATATTACGGTAGATGGTAATCTTACTGAAAAGATTGTCTCTGGTGATAATATCACAAGTTCTTACGATGCGGGAAGCAAAACAACTACGTTGAATGCTACAGGTGGCAGCACTCCTACGGGAAGTGTTGATAGTGCAGGTTTTGGTACTGTTAATGAAATCCCTGAGCGTCTACATCGTTTTACAACTCACGAAGCAAACATCCAAGCATCTTACCAAGATGATGATTTTGAAGTTAAGTTTGCCAATGGTGAAGCAGGACCAGTATTCGAAGTACGCTTAACTGAAGATGGTAAAAGTGTTTGGGAACTTGGTTTTGACTATGCAGAAAAGATTACAGAATTTGACCAAGTATTAGGTCGAGTCTTAATTCAGTATGAACCATCGAAATCTACAATCCCTGCTAAACAGTTTTTTGACTTAATTACACTGTCTTGCAGTAAAGGTCAAGTTAAAACCTTTAAGAAGATTCACAATGATCAAGACATGGCAGAGTTTTGGGTTGTTGCTAATGCTAATAACACAGACGCTCGTTACCTTTTAAGTTTTGATATGCAAGGTCAAGGAGAAGGTGTAGCAGAGTTCCTTGTTAAACCACCTAAGTTTGTTGACTATGTTATCCCTTGGGATCAAAACCGTCTACCACCTCAAATTCTACTTCATCAAGAAGGTATGAACAACCAAGGTATGATGGGTAGCGGTAGTAATATCGACTCTGGTTCTGTTCGTCAAGGTAAGGTTTATGTAGAAGATTTCACCCCTGCAAGTGGTGGTCCTTCTGGTTTAGTTACAGAAAATGCTAAGAAAGGTTTTGTTCTTAAATGGTATGGGATTAATGATTCTGCAAGCGCAGGTATCTTCTTCTTCTACAACTTCGAAGGTGATGTCTACACCAAGATGAATAAGAGTGAAGGTGATAAAGGTGATTGGGAGAAAATCAACAACTATTCTCAAGAAGCCAGAACAACCTTCACTAGTGTAGATGAAATGAAATCTCACTTCACAGCTAACCCTATTGAACTGAAAAGTAACCTTCCTATTATTGTATCTCGAACAGATAGCGATAATGCAGGGGACTCTATTGAGAATGATGTACTTCTTTTACAATGGGCAGGTGAAGATAGTCCTGAAACCTTTGATGAGAACCTTCTAGTAGGTGCTTCATTGATGGCAGGTGTTTCCTCACTCTCACTAGGTGAAGCACATACCTTCTCTTCTGGAGGTCAGAATGTATTTACCATTAACCAAATCTCTAAGTCAGCCTTCACTAACCCTTGGTCTGAGATCGGGGACCATTCTACTGACTCCGGTAGGTATGTGGATAATAGGCCAAAATCTCGTGAGTATGGTGAGCTTGAGTATCTAGAGATTGCAGGTAGTGTGGCAGATAGTGGTGCGGCTGATTACAATGTATCAGGTGAAAACCCAGAAAACCAAAGCTTACTAGGTATTGAACTTGTTGCTGCTGAAACTTACTCGGGTAGATTATCTTACGACATCAAAGAGTCTGCGACAGGAAAACTTGTATATAAACAAACTTTCAATGTTGATGTACAAGATGGTGACGCTATTGATTGGTGGTTCAAGTACCCAGTTGATTCCGTTGCAGGTGATGATGCTACTGCAGAACTTCTTAAAGCTGATAAGACATTCTTAAAAGTACGCCCATCTCAAACTGAAGGACAAGCTTATAGAAAACTTAAAAGACGTAAGTTTGAAGTAAAAGAACTTGCTTATGTTGGAGAAAATGCAGGCGACAGTGACACCATCCGTACTGAACGTATTCTTGATAAAGATAATGAGAATAACAGTCTAGTATTCAACCTTAACGATGTTACTGTATTGAATGCTGACCACGCTGTTAGTTTTAGAAGTACTAATCGTATTTCATCTAAGATTCAAGAAGTTGATAAATTTGTTGTCACTGATGCAGAGAATGATTCATTCAGTCCATTAAACATGAACGCTAATGAGATTACTAATTCTGCTAAGGCTAGTGTAGATTCAAGTGTTCCTAACTTCGGACAGGTAAAAGATTTTGTATCAAACCATACAGGTGGTAGACACGAGATATTAGTCACTTCAACTTCAGAGGTTACAAACTATCAAGTAGAACCTGCTCAGGTTGGTTTGGATCACACACAACTGTTCACCGTTACTTCTGCTAATAATGACATTGGTACAAGTTTTGAATTTATTGTCCCTCTATCTGATGACTTCTTAGATGGAACAATTGTAGAGTTCTCTAAAAGGTATTTCAAAGGTACTGCTGCGGAAGTTTACTACTTCAATAACAGAGATGGTATGTTCACAAGAAAAGTTCTTGATGATAAAATCTTTGCTATTCAAAAAGGTGGTGTAAACGGTTGGGATATTATTGAAGCTTCTGATGCTCCTCCTTCGGAACAAGGTATTGCTTGGGCAGGTGACCAATCAGGAAACCACGGGCATATTACTTATGTGGAATCTGATGACGGTAAGTCTATTAATGCAGGCACACTAACCTATGGTGAGTTGACTAATGCGGTTACACAAACTGGAACTAATAAGACAGAATTGGCAGCACTAGATGCTTCTTTTGAAACCTTAGCTAATGTTGTAACCGAAGATAAAAACCAACTAACTTTCCTACAGGAAGATATTACCAAGCAGTTTGAATTTGATGAAGTATCAACTCTGGAATCTCTAGGGATCACAGATGCGGAAATTCATGCAGTACATGGCAACAAGCCTGATATTGCTAAAGTATTCAAACAAGGTAAGGTTAGGGATGGTAATAAATATGTACTTATCCTAAACCAGTATATTGGCAAAGACCTACATGGATTCTTACCTAATACAAAAGGTGGCGTGTTTAAAGTAACGTCTGCACACTCTTATACCCATAGAGACCCTTCTATGACATCAGAGCAGCTTCCACCTTTTAAAGAGCACAGAGTTATCTTTGAGTGGTTTGATGTTGATGGAGATTACTACACAGCGTTCCTTGACCATGATGATAACTTTACAGACTTCACTTCTGTTAAAGATAGTGCTCAAGTGGAGAAGAACAAGGATGATATTTCTCAGTTGATGCTTGATACTGTGGCTATCAATTCTGACTTAGATAATTTATCTACTACAGTTGGTGCTAATGTAACACAAATCAGCAACCTAACTTCTAAAGTTGTTCAGATTGATACAGAATTGACTAAAGTTGAAAATGTTATGGGTATCCCTAGCACTAACGACATTACTTCTTTAGGTATCACAGAGCAAGACATTATTGGGGCGGGTGGTGATGTAGAATCAATCTTAAGGGTATTCCGAGCCGCTAAGATTAATGGTGCCACTTCTGAATATCATTTTATTGCTAATGTGCCAGATGGTGAAGATTTCTACGGACTACTTCCTGATACAAGTGGCGGTGTTTTCAGTATTGTTCAGTACAAAGGTCTTTCAGACCCACAAGAACTCTACACCATTGCACAGTACATTAATGACAGTAACGTGGTTCAAAGGGCAGTTATTAGTTTCAGCGATACATTTGAAGGTTGGGCTGCTCATGGTGGTGGGGATTCTCTTGTAGCACTTAAAGATGAGTTTGAGAAATACAAATTAACCACCAACGCAACCATCAATCGATTAGAAGAGTCTATTGGTACTATGCAAACCTTATTGGATACAGCATTCAACCACCAATCCCTTGCATTTGATGGTAATACCTTAACATCTACTATGAGAAATGTGAAAGGTGATTCTACAGATGCCACGGTACTCATTGATGCTTCCTCAGGTGGTGATGTCCCTGAAAACTTTAATGTTTATGTTGGTTGGGATAGTAATGATCAAGTAACAGCAGAAGAAATTCAACAGATAGGAAGTGATGGTAAATTAGTTATCGCCACTACAAAAACCAACCTTATGACAGACTCTTTTGCAACTACAAGAACATTAGCTAGTGAATTTGATTACAAGTTTAGTTACATTGCATTCCCTAAAGGTGCAGTTACCCCAGACCCAGATCAAGTGAACTACAACGGTGCATTCCCTGCTACATGGGAGAAGCATGAAGTTCTTCTAGACAACTTGACTTATGTGGTAATGATGCCTGAGTACGCAAACAATGAACCTGCTGTTGCAATTACACTAGTTCAATCTTAAATAAATAGGGATTATTAATGAGTATTTTATTCTTAGATAAAATTAAATCCGGTATACCAACTACCCTCTTAGAAGGTAAAGATGTATCTGATATTTTGTTAATTAATCCCGATCCTAATTTACCTGCATTTTTCTTAGTTAATAAGGCGGTCCTTCGGACTGCCACTAAGGAGATTGATGTATATGACGGAAGCGGGATTTTAGAACAAACCATCGACATAAGTGAAACTGACCTTACCGCTATTACCGAGGGTATTAGTGATGTTAATGCAAGGGTTGATGATACTAACGATGAGCTAGAGAGGAATGTTGCAGCCCTCAATATAGAAGTTAAGGCAAACTATGATTTAGCAACCTTATCAAACAACACTGCGGAAGAAGCTAAAGGTATTGCAAGTAATGCTATATCAAAAGCTAATGAGAATGAAAGTGATATTACCGCATTAGGGGAAGACCTTCAAGATGTAGAAGCAGCTTTAACCTCTTATGATGGTAGAATCACTAGCAACACTGACGCAGCATCAGCCGCACAGAATCAAGCAGACAAAGCCCACAATCTAGCAACTTCGGCACAAACAGAGGCTGCGGCAAATACAGTAGCTATTGCAGCTTCTGATGTGATAGTAGCTAAAAACTCTGCAATGATAAAAGAGCATGGGATTAGGTTAGATAGGCAAAAAGCTGAGATAACCACTGTAAAACAGAAAGCAAGATCTAACCAACTTTCTGTAGATACTCTTGAAGCTCAAATGAAGACTCAAATTGCAACCAATAAGACTCAAGATTCTGCAATAGAGACACTAGAAGCTTTTACAGAAACTAACCAAGAGAATATCCAAACTCTTGTTGAAGATACTACAGAAAAGTT